TAAGCCAGCAATTTGTTTTAATGCGTCTGTATAGTCTATGTTTTCTATTAAAGCATCTATTCCAGCAACTCCAGCGCCCGTTGCAGCTCCGCTTAGTGCACCTGCGCCAACGCCACGTAACATCATGCCACCGGCACTATACGCAAAATCTTTTCCAAACTTATCGGCAACAACCCTACCTGCAAAACCTTTTGCTTTATTAAACCAAGCAAAACCTTTGGTTATAGCACCAACTGTTTTTATTCCAGCTCCACCTATTAACCCTCCAGCAAAAAATGTTGGATCAGAAAACATTCCAGCAAGCTTACCTGTCGTTCCCCAAAATCCATTAGACTCAGATACTATTTGTTTTTTAAGTCGTATATCATCAACAATGGTTTTGTATTTTGCAAGTTCTTGTTCATTCTTCGCATAAAGCAACGTTCCAAGATAATCTTCATAGCCCCTTACATTGTCCTCTGTTATTTTAAAATTAGGATCTCTTTCACCTTCGGAAGCCAACAATACTCTACCAAGAGAAACAACAGGACTTGAAACAAGATCTGCCCATAGCGTACCCCAAAAACCCTCAGACACATCTTTCTTAATTGTTTTCTCAGAGCGTACTTCCATTGGAAAACCATAAACCTGACCTGTTTTGGTTTGATTCCATTTCCGATAATACTCTTCCTCTGAAAGATTGTTTAGGTCTTCTACAGCTCCTGGTATCACTACAACCATGTTTTACTCCCGTATTAGTTTCAATAAAGATGCTTTGTTGAAAGACATAGCCAAGCCTGGATTTTTCTTAACCAACCGACGATCTCTTTCTTCTTTTGTAAGCTTAATGTTTTCTTTGATTTTGTTTCGCTCGGATTCTTTTGCTTTGATTTCATTAAGTTTTGGTTGTGTTGTTTTCTTATAAGGAACAGACACTCCATAAGGTAAAGAAATCGATGGATTCTCGTCGTGAACTTGTTTCCACAAGCTTGCTATTTCAATGTCTACTTTGTTTAAATCGCTACCCAACTGTTCATATGATCTTTCCAAATCATCTCGCCAAAGATTCTTTCCAACCCTTACCTGCTGTCCTGCATCATTTAAAACAACCTCCAAATACCCCATCTCGTTTTTATGCCACAATCCATAAGAAGGTGTTGGAGCGTCTCCGTATAACTCAGTATATGTTTGATCATCTGCTATAATAACTATGTCGTTAACGTCTTTCACATAAGGTTTAACAAACTCGTTGAGACGATCTCTCATATTTTTTGGGGTTAAAATTCCCTCCATTGCATAATATTTTTCTGGAGGTAATGCCGTAAAATACTCTTCTCCATTGATTATACTGGAACCCCAACGGCTGCTTAATGCATTTTCTGCAACACTTTTTGCTACATCTATGTCTGCACCAGAAGTATATAATTGCTCTGCAACAAACATAAGTTGCTTTTTATATTCATCACCAGCACTTGAGGTAACAAAATTTTTCTGAGTTAGTTCTCCAAAGTGTATTGTTTTTAATTTATCAAACTCTTTCTGCCTTTGTTGTTTTGTTTCAGCGCTCATTTTCCAAAAGTTTTGAAAAACGGTGGTATAAGCTTGATCAACAGGAACACCAGCTTTTGTAAGGTTGTACATTGTTAAACATTCAGCCAAACTCTTGCTATTCATTTTGTTAGAAAGCTCAGGAAAGTTTGCAAAAACAAAACCAGTAACATCGCTTGCCATTTTAAACAGCATTGGATTCCCTGAGTTTTTCCAAGATTCTATATCGTTTTTAAGTTCCGTCGGTAACGATCTTGTTTTACCTACAAAGCCAACTATTGAATTTGTTGTTGCAGCTATTGTTTGTAAATCCGCACCTGCAATATTTTCTAAACCATATTGTTGTTTAAAGTCCTTATAGGTTGTGTTGGTTGCGTTTAAATATTTTTCAACTTTGTAAGCAGGAAGTTTTTTCCCAGCAATAACATTTTGAACGTGTTGCTTTTCTACAGCTTCTTTTTCTCGAAAAGTTTCTTGTTTTAGTTTTTCTGACAATGTTTTTGCAATAGAATTTCTACCGTCTTGGTCTAACATAGAAGACGGAATTTCAACATCCGCATTTGTCGTTGGGTCTTTGTAGGAAATTTTTGCTGAACCCAAAAGAACGTCTTTTATAAAACCAAGTTTTTCATCTGTAGTTTTTAATGAATTAAATTTTAATTCAGAAAAACCTTCAAATAACGTACCATAAAAACCTTGAGATAGTTTTTCTTTTTGAAACGGAGAAAACAGATCCATGCCATAAGAATCTTTTGCTCCCAAAAACTGCATAGCTTGCGCAATGGAAGAACCCAAACCAATTTGAGATTGTATATTTAATGATGGGTTTGCGTTAAACAGACCTACAATCGACGAGGATGCGTCTTTGGCTAAATTCTTAATGCTTAATTGTGTTTGCTCAAACGATTGTTTGTCGAGGTATTCTCGCTTGTTGTTTAGTGCTTTGTAATAATAACCGTTCTGTTGTTGTAAAAAAGAGTTCTTGGCCACATCTCTCAACAACAAAGGAAGTTCGTTTATTACTTTTGCAGATTGCTCATTAGATGCTACTTTAAACCTATCAGGATCATACTTTAGCTCCTCATACAAACTTTGATTGATAGAACTAATTTTGTTTACCGCGTCTAATAAAAGAACCTTGTTTTGTTGTTCCGTAATAGACTGACGTAGATTGTCTTCGCTTTGTTGAATAGCTTTTGCAACTTCAAACACCTGACCAACCAACCGCCTATCTCCTTCTACAGCAGACAAACCACTAGCCAAGCCATCACTGACACCAACTTGTGGAGTATAGATTATGTCTTCCTTACGTATAAAATGATTATTTGGTTTCCTCATCTAATTTCCCATTGATTGACGCTGTTACTTGTTTCCCAATATTGCTTAGGTTTTGGCTAATCATTGGCTGTATAAAGCTTTCCTTCATGAATTTAACCATTGGATTTTCGTATGATAAATTCATAGCCTCCAAATTATTCATCATAGAATAATCGCCTTGAAGTTGCCTAATGTTTGCTTCCAGTATTCTCTGATGTGTTTCCAGTCCAGCCATCTCAATGTCTTCCATTGCGTTATTGAGATTTTGATTTGAAAGGATCATGGCAGTAGAACCACCCTTAGCAAATCCACGTCCAGCTAAGTATGCACTAATCGTGCCTTGAGCTGTCCTGGCTTGTTTAATGACATCTCTCTGTTTCTTGGCTAGACCAATCTGAGAAACACGCTTGTTGGTATCTAAAAGACTCCTTCCAAGCCCAGTGTCACCATAGCTTGGCATACGTCTTCCGGATTGTCCTATTGATCCAAACAACGCAGGTATTGCACTACCTAAATTGCCAGCAAATCCTAAACCAATATTTTTAAATGCATCCTTAAAGCTTCCTCCTCCAAGTCCTGCATTCAATAAGCTACTACCTAATAAAGAGAATAACATTATTCGTTAACCTCCGCTTTCACTTGAATGTTTCTAATGCTCAAAGCCAAAGGTTTGGTTTGAGATATTTTAATGGTCTGCTCCCTGCTCCAACCATATTGTGTCCTATTTACAAAAGAGTTCGTCACAGCGTTTGTATTGCTTTTGTCAACTATAGTATAACCATTGATGGTCATGTTTGCAACACTTTCCGGATTTACAAACACCTCGCTGATGATTTTTTCTTTACCAATACTTGAGCCAATGCGTTGAACATCCTCTATAGGAAGTGTTTCAATGTTTGCAAGATAGCCATAGCCAATCTCAATGTCTTGGCCATCGTAATCATTTGTTCCAAGATTCAGATTGCCTCCAGCATCTACAGCAAACTGTCCGAGATAACTACCGTCTGTCTTCAAAATAACATCAACCGTAGTGCTTACATGCCGTGCTAAACCAGTAACTGCACCCGCAGCTACCGTAGCACTAACAGAGCTATCTAAGTAGCATTCTGGATCTAAACATACAAAATCATAACCGCCAGCCAAACCAGAGTCCTTAATCAAATAGAACTTGTTATTGGTAGCATATATGGCATATATCTTAGAATTGTTGCCATTATGTTTGAAGATCAACTTGGTAAACCCAATGACCTCCTGGCTTAAAAGTATTGTGATGAATACCACGTTGTCATCGCCATCGATGTATGCAAAGAAGTTGTTTTTAAACTCATCATTGCCTTTCCACACAACCGTATTAAATGTGGAGCTTGAGTTTGAAACCAACTCAGATGACATCTGGCTAATGATTTGGCTCTGATAAGATTCTACATCAAAGAGATATGACAGATAATATATACCGTTTTCATCATGGTTGATGTATACCGAACCACCATCACTGATCAACGGAGCTTCTGCTCTAGGAGTAATACCAACAGAAGAAGCTCTTGTAACTTTGACATTTACTGGGCTAATAAAGCCTGATGTTGCTATGACATAGACGGATTCATTGCAATAGATTTCAAGAGTGTTCCTTGATTGAAGCATGTATATATGAGCAGTATCTCTGGAGTCCAACAGTTCATAGAACCCGTCATTGTCACTAGCATCGCCCAAGTCGAAATCGTAATTGTCCTCAATGGTAGAAGCCATTAAAAGATTTGGTATGCTTTTTGTACCACCAAAGTACATACGCCCAGCATAAAAAGCTATTGTTCTCGGGTATCCTCTATCAGCAGATATAATTGGCTCCCAACCAATTTCTACCGTCCAATTGCCTGAAGCTACAGCGTCGGTTGAGGATATTCTGCGCTCTACATACCCCAAAACAACTGTGTTTGATTTCTTGGAAACAATTCTAACCACCCCTACCGGACTGATCACAATCTTCTTTCCTTCCCAATCGGCGTCTGTAGCTGTCGGCGAAATGTTTGTGTTAGCAAAAGGTGTACCCGTGCTTGCAGTTAATGTGACATATCCTGTAACGCCAGATGGTGTTAAAGTACCACCACCTAGCGTTGTCCCTGTTTTGTCATTAGCTACAAATTCATAGTCTGGAATATTAACCAAATCTAAATCTGCGACCGTATAATCTCCTGCATTTAAGCCATAGTTTGCCCATGTAATTGCAAAAGGTTTTACGGTCTCATGAACGAAAATTATTTTGTTGCGATCGGTTTCGTAATCGCATTGCGTCATTAACGATGCGGATTTACCAGTAGCAAAACTACACAAATAAGTATTAGTATCGACGTCGTATACGTCAGCAGTATTGTGTCCAAAGACGATGACATGTGTAAATGTTGTACCATTAGCATTGAACCCATTGTAGTCAATGATTCTAAATTCTTTATCGGCATTTGTCGTAGGTGCAGCTCTCAAAAACTTAGTGCCATAACGTCGCTTCACTCCGCCCGTTAGTTTCACCATTACATTCTCAGCCTTCTTCAGTCCCTTATAATACTGCTGAAGATCACCACGCTGTGATATATTTGCATCCAGTTGACCTGCCGTAAAACTAAACTGTGGACAAAGTGTGACCGCCATTAGTACATCTCCCTAAGTGATTGCAAAAGGTTAGTATCCAAAAGTTGTGGCGTGTATTGCTGTACATCATCATTGCACGCTACTGTATATACGCTATCTGCACCAGCACCATACGTGAACCCTATGAGCTGTTTCTGTAATTCAAACTGACGACCAATCATTGGACAGAGCTGAATAGCAATGTAATATGCAACATAGTTAATGAAAGAAGCCGTCCATGTTGGCTCTGCTACACGCTTTCTATATTGCACCCAGACACCATCAGGAACGTTGGTGCAAAGCAAGCTACCAGAATATAATGCGTAATCTTTCCAATTAAGCCTATCGCCAGCCATTGCATTATCATAACGAATGATCGTAGGCGGATTTGTAGAAGTATCATATACCGGATTAACTCGGTTTAAATATACGCTATCAATAGCAATTAAATCTCCTGGTAGGAGATACGCATACTTCCATTGTGGAATTGGGCATGTTGCTTGCTTCGTGCATTGTGCAGCCGTTACTGCAAACCGCCATTGAAATTTAGAAAAGCACTGGTGAACCCAGAGCTCGTAATTTGCATTTAGCAGTTTCGCCTCTCTGCTATTATCTGAAAAAGATTCTATTTCATTAGCTCCAATTAGATTGAGAGCTAAATTGCATACCTGTATTTTTGTCTGAAAAGTCGTAGCTGCCATGTTAATTGGTTTTGGGTGAGACCACTAGATGAATCCCACCCAAAGGTTAATTGTTATCGTTCAATCAATACTGAAACAGCAGCGGAAGAACCTGCAGTACCGTCGGCAGTATATTCTACACCAATTACATCACCCGCATTAACCGCATTCAATGCAGTTGGAGTAGCAACACCGCTACGTTTATCTGCAGCGGTAGAATCAATTGTTGCAACACCACCCGTTACGTTTACATTATTGATTTTTAGTGTGTATGTGCAATCATCCGTTGCGTCATGAGATAGACCTACAAGCAAACGCTTAATAAGACCTGACGTTGGCGACACTAGATTTGCAGTAGCACCTAAATTTGCATTGGCAACAGCAGCATTCAAAGCAATCTGATCCAAATGAGCTGATTCATCACCTTCTGCAATCAAGTATACGATAAACGGAACAGTACTATTAGCAGGAGTATTTCCAGCAATATTGAACGTGGTTTCAACACAGCTTGCTGTTTTTGCAAACTCTTGTTCGTTGAAGTAACCAGCCGTTCCAGAGTTAGCAGCCGTCATCGAAACCGTTCCAATTTGAGTTCCATTGTTATCATGTTGCTTCAAGGTCAACGTTAACGTCTGTCCAGCACCAATTGTATTAACACGAGCAATACCAATCTTGCTTACGCAAACGGGGAATTGGAACGAAACATTCGTGTTTGTGAAGCTGGTTGCACTATCGAACTTGCGAATGAGAATGCGCTGTCCACTTTCCAATGGATATACATAGACAACTTTTTCAACACTGCCTGCAGCATTGCGATATTCGCCCTTATACAGAACAATATAATCGATTTCATCAATGACAGTAGAGGTCATAGATTCAACGTGTTCCGTATCGTCAGGCGTGCTCATGTGGCGAACCGTAATGATGTTACCTTCGCTTAATACGCTATAGACTTCAGCAAAGTAATTGTTGAAGTGATTGGCGTCTGTCTTTTGAATTGTAGCAGCACTATCTTGTGTTTCATACAAATAATGCATCTCTGCATTTATTCCAACTGATTGTCCCGCTACCGAAGTGAATTTAGAAATATTAAACATTTTAATTATTCCTTTCTAAAATTAAGCCATTGCTGGAACTTTTGCCTTTACGCGGATGATACCCTTGTTTTCAACAACAGCAGCACCACAGCTCAACGGAGCATTTACTAACCACGAACCCTTTTCAGGTACACGGTCAATACGCAACATCGGAACACCAGAGCCGCCAACATTGCCTTCTCCAACAGCGACTTCAAGAGCGCGCTTGTGGCAAGCAAAGCAGTTGTATGTAACAGTTCCATCACCATTGTCGATGAAGGGCATTCCACCTTCAGGGTTGTTAGCCATGAATATCCACTTGAATCCACCGAAGTTGACAAGTTTACCTTCCAAAGCTGGACGCAACTCACCAACCCATTGACGGGTTACAAATTCTTGCGTGGACAACATGATTTCCAATACGCTGTATGGGGCAATAAAGTAACGATCCTCGAACGGAACAGCATTGTGTGACAACATAGCATTTGCATGTTGTACCATACGTTCGCTGATACCAGCGGCGTTTCCTGCATAGTTCCAAGCGATATCGTAGGTTGCCGGTACTTGGTCGAGTGCGTTGATGATGATTTGGTCCTTACGGCGTCCTGCAGCAGGTGCGCAAACTTCAGTCGCAGACTTTCCGATTGCATCCCAGTTGACTTCGCTTGCTTGGAAGTAGTCAACATATTCAGCATGATTCCAGTTTTCCAACGAAATCGTGGTTGGCAACGTGGCTGAGTTCATATTCGGGATATCAGCACCAGGAACGGAAATCGAACCAATGCCATAACCCAAACGAGTTACTTGGTAAGTTGAAGCTCCCAGTGCATTGTTTTCATGGAAAACACCACCGAGACGCGAATTAGCTTGATAGACCCCTTTTACTTCGGGATCAAATTTTCTAATCTGAGCTTGAGTAATTGTGTAGCTCATAATTGTCTCCTATTGTTAAAGTTACTAGTTGTGAATTAGCGTTTTAACTCAGGGTCGATTCATTATGAGTTTCTTTCATCGTGGAGCCTCAAAATTTGCCACGCTTTGCAAGTTTAAATAAAAGGGACGTGTCCAAAACCCTTGAAAAGAGATGCCTTTGTTAGATTAAATATAATAGAAAATTTTCTATTTGTTAAGTTTTTTTTAATTTTTTTGTAAAAATTTCTATAGATTATATAAAAACAATGTTTTTTGTTGACATTTAAGGTAGTATTTACTGTATTGTTTACTGTATGAGAAAGCAACAAATATCGTTTAGCGTTGAACCGTTCATTGTGGACGCATTTAAAAAAGAGGCTTCAAAGAGAGACATGTCTATGTCTGAGTTTGTTTACCAAGCTATGTTGCGTATTGTATTAAAAAACAGCTCAGATTTAGCAGGACTTACTGATCCCGACACAGGAAGAATTTGCACAATTTTAAAGCGAGAGGACGACCCAGAGCTTTTTGATGACATTAAAAACCCAAACCATCCAAAGACAAAAAAATATTCTTCTTTGGAGGAGTTTAAAAAAGATTTAGTCAAAGAGGGTATATAATGTACGACATACAGTTTTCTAATAGAGGAAAACGTGACTACAAAATAGCCATCAAAAGCGAATATATTAACAAAATTGATGCTTTAATTGGCTTAATTAAGGAAGACCCTTATATTTTCCCACCGTATTTTGAGCCAATATCTGGCGAGGATACATACGCAAGACGCATTAACATTCAACATAGATTGGTTTACCAAGTGCATGAAGAAGAAAAAACAATAGAAATTCTCTCATGCTGGACACATTATCATGAATAACGAAACTTACATTCCAGAACCAGAATTTGAAGAACAAGGAACTCCGCAATAAAACGGAGCTCCTAAGATTATCAAGGAAGCTATTAACAACCAAAGGTATCGAATTCGACACCTTTGAAATTATAATTCGTTCGACACTCCCTGCATGTCAATCATACGATTGTAATCACCTTGAAGCTTGTTCAAGCGTACCTTCATTTCCTGTACAGCAGGTTCATCACCACGACCCATTTTAACCATTTTGTGGTATGTAGAGCTCAAGTTGTATAGCTCTTTGGTTAATGAATCACCATCTGTTGATTGTGAGTTTCCACCAGCAAGATTTAGTTTTGGCTGATTAGCAACAAGCTGAGATAGAATCCTCAACTGATTTGCATTCATTGGCATGCCATAGAAATCTTTTTGCATTTGCTCAGTCCATTCTCCAGACTTAACTTTGTTTTGACCAAACGCATTTAAACCATCAATTACATTCTGATACTCAGGACCGAAAGACTTTTTCTCTTCTTCAAGTTGCTTGTTGTATTCTTCAACTTGCTTCTGATAACGCTCTTGTAAAGCCGCCGAATAATCATCATATAACTGTTCTGCCTGCTTTTTGCTCAAGCCATTCTTATTGGCTAATTGTACATAAACAGACATATCCTCTTTCTGATAATCATTCAGTTCACGATCTTCAAAAAGCTTATCGTAATGTTCTGGCTTCTTTGGCTGGGAAATAATGCGCCTTAAATCATCAATGCGCTTCTTGTCCATAGCCAAATCATCCGTCATCTTTTTGATGTTTACCTGGCCATCAGACCAATATTCCTCTGGTACATAGTCAGGACGAGCCACCTCTTGGGCGGGTACTTCCTGTGTTTCTACTGCTTCATTCTGTAAATCTTCTTCGCTCATATTGTTCCGTTGTTAACGTCATCTATTATGTTTTGAATATCATTGATAGCATCTATCTTGCCTTGCTGATAGAGTGCTCTCTCGCTTGGATTGGTTGCGTCAAATGAGGTTTGTGTGTTTCTCTTTCTCAGAAACTCCAACACTCTCTTGCCTTCTTCAGTTGAGAACAAAGCCCTAACAGACTTCATCTCACCCAAATACTTCTCCCTAAGCAACCTATCTTGCTCAGTGTCCTCATTGAATATTGTCACCACGTCTTAAGCCCTTCAATCGGTACTTGACCATTGCAAGCGCGAGCAAATATATCCGCTATATTGCTCTTCTTTAACTCTTCCAAATCTACTCCAAAATGAAATACTTCAACATGAGTCTCGTTAAAAGAGCGTTGTAGATTATCTACGGCTTCATTAAATTCATTTGGAACTACGGTGTGTCCATCCTTTTTTTCAATGAATGACGACGCCCACTTCTTTACCGGACGATAACCTTCTGACATTAAAGCCATCATCTGATCAACGGTCATACCAGCACACTTGCGATAGTCTCTTTCGACACTCATCTTCAGCTCCGGTATCTGACGCTTCTTTTTGTTTTCGTCTTGGAATTTTAAACCAACATCCAAGTAGATGTGAACGTCAACCATTTCGCCATCTATCTTGTAGAGAAGCGTATTGTTATCGATCACCAACTTTTTAATTGGATATTCATTTTTCTGCTCAGCCAATACCGGTTGTTCCGGTGCTGGCTTTGCCTCATCTAGTGTTTTTTTCCTATATACCATAAAATTACTTTGCTTGAGCCATCATCATAGCGGCTTGCTGTTGTTGCATTTGTTGCTGAACCTGCTCGGTCTCTTCCTTTGAACGTAATAGCTTTGCAGGAGAACCTGTCTGTTCAAATATGTACGTCGGTAAATCCTCAGTGCGTACATACTGCTGTATCAATGATGGATCGATTTGTGCTATCGTTCCCAATGCTGTCGTCAAAGAGTTCAAGTCATTCATGAACTGAACACGACCTATTGGAGACAATATCTTCAATGTTGTTGTTCTTGGATCAATCTTAGACAACTCAGGTGGCAACTCAATAGAGCCCACCTTAATGAGTATATCCAAACAGTTTTGAATGATCTTCCACAAGAACTGAAATTGAATGCGACCCACAACACCCGCAAAAATCTGTAACTGCCGTTGTGCTATATACTGAACCTGAGTAGCCGTCATTCGCGGGTCGTTGGGGATCGTAAAGTCTAATGCAGTCTCTTTAATTGCCTGTTGCAATTCCTGGATATGCATTTGTTCTATCTGGGGATTTCCTGCCGGTTGTAATGGCTGGATTGCTCCCTGCTCTTGTACGGGAATAACTGAATTTGGTCTAATCTTAACCATAGCAGGGTTAATTAGTTTGGATACCACAACTGTATATGGACCCATGCCGTATAGCTGTAGCCATTGTTGCTTTAACTTCGTTAATCCTTCAAGCTCTTCTGCATCTGGCAAAAGTTTTGTGAGCAACCCACGTCCGACATTCTCACCCTGACGTAATGACCAAAAGAATACTACAAATGGATTTTCCTCAAGTCGAGTCTCAAAAGCAATTTTGTCATTGTATATGACCATATAATGCCAACGAACAAACCGAGTTATGCCATTTTCTGCTTTAATGAATTTCGGATCAATGACGCAAGCTTCCAATACTTCTATTTCGCAATCCATCTCTTCATTATTGTCGCTATCTAAAACTGAGTAATCAAAGCCAGGAAAAGTATATTCTATCTGGCTATAGCGCAACTTCTGTTTACGGAATACCGCCGTTATCTTCTGTTGTGGGGACAATTCTACTGCTATGTCTAGGGGCGGTATTGCCGTAAAGTCTAATGGAGAAGCACTATCAAAATAGTCACCACTATGCTGGACCAATAAGCAACCCATGCCAACGAATATGTCATGGGCGAATTGGTCTATGATAGAATAGAAATTGGATTGATTTAATGCACTAAAGAATTTGTCTGTTATCTTCTGATACTGAGCCGTAAGCCTTTCATCTATCTCTTGGATGATTTGCTTCTGTTCAGCTTCAGACATCATATCCCAAGTATTGGTAGATTGTCTTGCCAAATACTCCACGAGCTCATCGGATGGGGCTAATTCCATCCAACGAGTTTGAGGAGGACAGATTGTAGAAACAAAAGTATTTACAAACGCATCGGCTGCTCTGGAAACAGTTGAATCAAACACATTCGGCTGACCTGTTTGTCCATGAAAAGCACCCGGCTGAGTATTGTTGTAGTTAGGAGCACACAATTCATATGCTCTTTTGTACATTGAAAAAAATGTTTCAGCTCCGCCTTTAGCTTTGTTGTATCTCTTCTTTATGTTCTCTACGATCTTTTCCATTGATAGTGTCCTCTAAATCTTTAATTCTTTGCAATGTTTTTGAAGCACGCTTTAAAAAGTTCCTCTTTTTGCAGTATTCTTTAAGTGTATCTGAATCTTCTCCCATTATAAATGAGCCATCTTTACATGATTTTTTTACAAAAGCTCTAAAATATATTATCGAATTACTTCCAACGGCAATATTATCCATTACCATAGAGCTTGTATAAAACCTTACATTGTCTCCAACAGTAACGTTGCTATGTAAACATGCTTGAGGAAACAACAAACAATTATCTCCCATAACCACATCATGTCCAACGCCACTTAAACAAGAAAAGAAACAATTCTTTCCTATTTTAGCATCATGTAAAAAGCCTCGTTCTATAACAACAAATGGCTTAAAACAACAGCCATCTCCTATAAAAAGCTTTTTATCAAACCTTTCATCATCTGGAGAAGCATCCCAAACAGAGGGTGTTTCTCCTATGACACAGTTTTCTCCAACAATAACATTATTTCCAATGATTACATTTTTTCGAATAACCGTATTATCTCCTATGCAACAATTATCTCCTATAATTGCTGTTGGATCTATCTTACAGTTATTACCTATGAAATTCATCCCAACAAAGTATTAAGGCTTCCGTAATACTCATCTTCGCCCCAACCACGACGACGACCACGTTGCATTCTTTGTTGAAGTCTTGCCATACGTTCAGTTTCAATATTTAACTCTGAACGTCTTGTTGAAGCAATAGAAGCGGCTCTACGTCTCATTTCAACGTTTTGACGCGATACTTCAGCTTGCTGGTTAGCCATATATGCTTTCTGATTATTATAAAAATCTTCTTGCATTTGACGCATTTTAGCAGCTTCATTCATCTTCATGCCTGTATAG